TTATTCCAAAAAGATATAAATGTTCTTGTAATAGCAACAAAACAAGATACAGCTAAAAACTTAGTAACAAAGGTAAAATTTATGTATGAAAATTTACCTTCTTGGCTTAAACTTGGTTTTGAAGAAAATAATAAATTAGCTCTCCGGCTTAAAAATGGTTCCCAAATCAAAGCAGTATCAGCAGCAAGTGATGCTGGTAGATCCGAAGCTATTTCTTTACTAATAATTGATGAGGCTGCTTTTATTGAAGAAAATAGAATAGAAGAAATTTGGGCATCATCACAACAAACATTATCAACTGGAGGTAGAGCAATTGTATTATCTACACCTAATGGAACTGGAAACTTTTTTCATAGAATGTGGGTTAAAGCAGAAACAGGAGAAAATGGATTCTTACCTATTAGATTGCCATGGACAGTACATCCTGAAAGAGATCAAGCATGGAGAAGTCAACAAGAAGATGAATTAGGTCCTAGAATGGCTTCTCAAGAATGTGATTGTGACTTTACAACCTCAGGTAATACTGTTTTTGCTCCTGAATTATTAAATCATTATGAAGCCACTACTATATGCGATCCTGTAGAACGAAGAGGATTAGAAGGTAGTTTTCATGTTTGGGAATACCCTGATTACAATAGAAATTATATGGTAGTAGCTGATGTAGCAAGAGGAGATAGTCAAGATTATTCTGCTTTTCATATTATCGATATAGAAGAGTGCAAACAAATAGCAGAATTTAAAGCCCAAATAGGTACTAAAGAATATGGACATATGTTAGTAGCTGTAGCTACAGAATATAATAATGCATTATTAGTAATTGAAAATGCAAATATAGGGTGGAATACAATACAAGTAGTTATAGATAAAGGTTATAAAAACTTATATTATTCTCCTAAAGGAGATGCAGCAACAAATGCAGATGCTTTTTTAGCTAAAGGACATGATATAATAGATACAACCAAAATGGTTCCTGGTTTTACTATGTCTTTAAAAACAAGACCCTTAGTAATAGGAAAATTAGATGCTTATTTAAGAGAAAAATCAATTACACTTCAAGGTAAAAGAACAATGGAAGAAATGCGTACTTTTATTTGGAAAAATGGAAGAGCAGAAGCACAAACAGGATATAATGATGATCTAGTTATGGCTTTAGCAACAGCATGTTATGTTAGAGATACAGCACTTAAATTTGCACAACAAGGATTAGATATAACAAACGCTGCATTAAATAATTGGAGTAGAAGTACTCCTGCTATTTATACCAGTAGACCTGATGGAAAACAAGCAGGTTGGGTACAAGATATGGGAGATAAGGGCCAACAAGATTTGACTTGGCTTATAGATTAATATGTATTAGAAACAAACAATATGGCAGATACTAGTTTATTTTCAAGATTACAAAGACTTTTTTCAAGTGACGTTATTATTCGTAATGTAGGAGGAAAAAGATTAAAAGTAATGGACACAGGTAGGATTCAAAAATATGGAAACCTAGCTACGAATTCATTATATGATAGATTTACAAGATTACACAAACCTGTAGGATCCTCTTTACAGTATAATCCAACTCTTAATTATCAGTCAATGAGACTACAGCTTTATAGTGATTATGAAGCTATGGATCATGACCCTATTATAGCAGCTGCTCTTGATATTATTTCAGATGAAACTACAAGTAGAAATGAATATGGAGATGTTTTAAATATTAATTCTTCAGATGAAAATATTAGAAAAGTACTACATAATTTATTTTATGATGTTCTAAATATAGAATTTAATCTTCCTACATGGGTTCGTAATATGTGTAAATATGGAGATTTTTATCTTAAGTTAGAAGTAAGTGAAAAATTTGGAGTATATAATGTTTTACCCTTATCTGTTTATGAAGTAGTAAGAGAAGAAGGAACAGACCCAGAAAATCCTTCTTATGTTAAATTTTCATTAGATCCTAATGGTTTAGCTAGTGGGGCAACTAATACAATTAGAAGAGATCAATTTACTTTAGAAAACTATGAAATAGCCCATTTTAGATTACTTACAGATTCTAACTATTTACCTTATGGTAGGGCTTATTTAGAACCTGCTCGTAAAGTATTTAAACAATTGATGTTGATGGAAGATGCAATGTTAATTCATAGAATAATGAGAGCTCCAGAAAAAAGGGTATTTTATATTAATATAGGTAATACAGATGCAGATAAAGTAGAACAGTTTATGGCAGACACTGCTAATAAAATGAAAAAAACACCATACATTGACCAACAAACAGGTGATTATAATCTAAAATATAATATGCAAAACATTACTGAAGATTTCTTTATACCAATTAGAGGTAATGATGCTACAACTAGAATAGATACTACTAAGGGGTTAGATTATGATGGAACAACTGATATTGAGTACTTAAAAGCTAAAATGATGGCCGCTCTTAAAATACCTAAACCTTTCTTAGGATATGAAGAAGGAGTAGAAGGAAAATCAACATTAGCAGGTATGGATGTTAGATTTGCTAGAACAGTAGAACGTGTACAAAGAATTATAGAATCTGAATTAACTAAAATTGCATTAGTACATTTATATTCACAAGGATTTAGTGATGAACAACTAGTTGATTTTTCTTTAGAATTAACAACTCCTTCTATTATATATGAACAAGAAAAAGTAGAACTATATACTGCTAAAGCAACAGTAGCCCAAAATATGATAGATAATAAAATATTTAGTAAAGATTGGGTTTATGAAAATATTTTTGGTTTATCTCCTGATCAATATGATGTTGAAAAAGAAAATATGGTTACAGATGCTATGGCTAAATTTAGACTATCACAAATAGAAAATGAAGGAAATGACCCTACAGAATCAGGAATTTCATATGGTACTCCTCATGATTTAGCTTCATTATATGGTAATAAAAGAGATAAAGCAGTAGGACCTGCTCAAATACCAACAGGGTATGATGAAAAAGATCCAGGACGTCCTGTAGAAGATCCTAAAAATTACGGTTCGGATAAAGGAAATTTAAGTAGAGACCCATTAGGTAAAAAAGGATTAGAATTAGATAGCCCTGAAAAACAATCAGATGGTAATAAAGTATCTACCTTTGAAGCCGCTAAAGTTAAAAAATCTCTTCAAAAATTATTGAATAAAAAGAAACTTTTAAAAGAAGATGAAAAAAGTGGACTTTTATCTGAAAAAAATATTAAGCCTCAAGAATAAGCATATATTTATATCCGAATAAATTGCAATTTAAATGAAACAAAAACATTCTAAGTACAAGAATACTGGAATCTTATTTGAGCTCTTAACAAGACAATTAACAGCTGAAACAATATCTGGAAATTCCTCAAAGTCATTAAATGTTTTAAAAAAACATTTTAGTTCTAAAACAGAACTATTTAAGGAATATCAAATATATCATACTCTTACAACACAAAAATATAAAAAAGAAAGCCAAGCAACGATGTTAATTGAAGAGTTAATAAAAATTCATAAAACTTTAAATAAAGGTCAATTAAGAAGAGAAAAATATAATTTAATTAAAGAAATTAAAAATAACTATAATGTAAATGATTTTTTTAAAGCAAAAATAAATAACTATAAAGTAATGGCTTCTATTTATGATTTATTTGAAAATAAAAAATCTACTCCTACATCTATAGTAAAATCAAAATCTACTCTTTTAGAACATATAATAAAAAAACCACATGTTAAAAAAGAAAGTCCTGTTTTAGAAAACTATAATAAACAAGATAAATCTACTAAATTACTTACTTATAAAGTTTTATTAGAAAAATTTAATAGTAAATATAATAACTTAGAAGAAAACCAAAAACTATTATTAAAAGAGTATGTTAATAATGTTACTAATAGTCCTTCTCTTAAACTTTATATAAATGAAGAAATTAAAAATGTTAAAAAAGAATTAACTAAATATTCTAAAAAAGTTGAAGATAAAGCAGTAGCAATTAAATTAAATGAAACTAAAGATTTAATTCAACCTCTCCCTAAAAAACTATCAGTACAGGATGATAATGTTTCAAATTTATTGAATTACTATGAACTTATAAATGAATTAAAAACAATCCATGGCTAAAAAATTTGACATACACGAATGGCAACACAAACATCTCTTTGAAGCTGATGACTTTACTCCAGATTTAGAGGATGATGACTTAAAAAGATCTAAAGTCCAACAAATGATGGCTAAAGAAAAGCCAAAGACCCCTCAAAATGTTGAGAGAGGAACATTAAATAATACTATAGCAGATTTAGCAGAAATGTATTCATATGGTGAAATATTAGATTCATTAAAAGTGTTTTATACTGACAATGATGAACTACCCTTTGCTGACATGGCAAAAAAACATGCTAAAGAATTTAGAGATTTTTTAGATTCAGATGAAGAATTAGAAGAAGTTAATGTAACAGGAGGAGGCACTTCAATAGCTACAGGAACAGGACCTCAATATGCTACTCCTGGAGCATTTGCAAAAAATAAAAGTAAGTGGAAAAATAAAAACGCTGATTACGTTGAATAAAATTTAAAATTATGGGACATTTTAATTATAAAAAATGGGTATCAGATTATAAAAATGGTAAAAAGCTTTTTGAAGCAGGTGAAGAAACTATAAAAGGAATAGAAATGCCTGACATATCAACTTTAGCAGGATTAGCTAAATTCTTTTTAGATAAATCTAAAGAAATTAGAGATGGGCAATATACTAAAGATTTTACTTCTGCTGAAATTAATAATGTAGATGATTTAATAACATTAGTATTAGCAGCTGTTGGAGATGATAATGTAACAAACATAATTCAAAGATTAGAAGATTTAGTTGCTAAAAAAATAGATGATACAGGTGAAGAAACTCCATCAGATGAAACATCAGATAAATCAGCTGATTTCACTCCTTTAGATACAGATTTTAAAGATATTGAAATATAAAGAAATATAAAACTAAACCTTATGCTTTTAACAGAATATAGATCATTCAAAGTAAATAAACAAATAGCAGAACAGTCTATTAAAGAAAATAAACCTTTAATAGTTTCAGGGGTTCTACAAAGAGCAGAAGCTAAAAACCAAAACGGTAGAGTTTATCCTAAAGAAATATTAGATAGAGAAGTTCAAAATTATATTGATGGTCCTATTGCTGATAATAGAGCAATGGGAGAATTAGACCACCCTGAAAGTTCAGTAATTAACTTACAAAATGTATCCCATACTGTAAAAGATTGCTGGTGGGATGGAGATGATGTAGTAGGTAAAGTAGAAATCCTAAACACACCTGCAGGAAATATTTTAAAAGCTTTATTTGCTGCTGGTATTACAGTAGGTATTAGTTCAAGAGGCATGGGTTCTGTAGAAGAAAATTTAAATGAAGGAACCTTAGAAGTACAAGATGATTTTGAGTTACTTTGTTTTGACTTTGTTAGTACTCCGTCAACTCATGGAGCTTTTATGACTCCTCAAACTTTAAGTGAAGGTAAAATTAAATTACCAGAATATAAATATACAAACGTAAATAATATAATTAGAGATATTATATGTGATAATACGGGTGTATGTGAAATATGTTAAAGTAGTGAACAATTAATTGTTCATAACTTTAAAATCTTCCACAAAATATGTGGCTCTTCCAAAATCTATTTATACGTATCATTAACAATAAAGGTTACACAATGTAAAAACTCGAAAGAGATCAAAATATAAAGCAAAAAGGTAGTTACGTCCAACTATCTTTGAATTTCACAATTAACAGAATATTAACTAAAAACAAAATTATGAAGAAATTATTTTTAAGCTTAGCTTTAGGACTGCTCTTCGCATTTGGAGTAAACGCACAAAATGCAAAAGGTAATTGGTATGTTGGAACAGGCGACATCGCGAATGTTGCGTGGACTGACTGGGCAGTAAGCCCAACAATCGGATACGCTATAACTGATAACATCGTTTTAGGTGGTTCAGTTTCACATGTAGCCGGAGAAGACATGGATCTTGATTTCAATGTAAAATACTTTTTTAATGGGTACTTTGCAGAAGTAAATCTTGACGGTTTTAGTACGGATGGTATGGTGTTCGGAATAGGTAAAATGTTTGACTTCCATAGAGGATGTTACATTGCACCTGCATTCAATTACGATTACGATGCGGAAACTGTAAATTTAGGCCTTGGATTTGGTCTAAAGTTTTAATAACTGAGTATTAACAATAAAAAATTAGAAAACATGGAACATGTATTTAATATGGTAAATGGATTTGTAAAAGGACTTTCAGGTGTTTTTATGGGAATTATTCCATTAGCAATTTTATGGTTTGTATTAACTGGAACTTCAGTTCTAGGATTTGATGTAGTAGCTAATTTAAATGTTCTTGTAGATTCACTAGTAAATGGTGGAT